GTATGCGCTTGATGCACACAGGTATTGAGGCTAATGGTGAAGTTTATGAGGACGCCAAGGGCGACCCGTACATTATTATGCCTATGGATGATGCAATCTTTAAGGCAGTAGAGAATGTCACTAGAGCAGTAACTGGTAACTCAGCGTTCCAACAGCCATTGTTTAATGACATTACATTGAAACTTAAGTTGGCTAACCCATCTTTTAGCCCTGATGCAGGTATGCCTACACTGTCAGGACCAATTGCTGCGCTAGGTATTCTTGGTATGAAGAACATCCTTGGCGCTACTGGTACTACTGGTAAGAAGGCTGCAGAAGAACTAGATAACTATGCGCTAGGAAGCATAGGCGAAGGTATGGATTTAGTCCGTGCTTTAGTGCCAGCATCACTACAGCGTCTATATGCAATCCTGCCAGTTAATGAGAAGAACCGCCAAGAAGCAACAGCGGCTATGCAGGCTATTGCGTTTAATGCAGCACAAGGAAATATTCCAAAGGCTACTGACACCGCAGAGCAGAAGTACGAATATCTAAAGAATATTCGTTTATCTGCCCACAACCTTATGGTTATGCGTTCGGTACTAGGACTTGTATCGCCTATTACGCCAACAGTTCAGGAAAGCAAAGGTGTTCCTGATTATCTTAAGGCTGTAGGTATTACTGGTCTACGTCCAGAGTTTTATGACCTAGTCAATGCAATTACCAAGAAATATGGTGGAGATATTCAAGACCCATATGACTTGGCTGTGGCTACATTTGTTGGCAAGAACCCAGGTAAGATTATCTACACGGTATCTCGTGATGAGAAGCAGACCAATGTAGTTATCCAGAAGACCAAAGAAATGAAGAACTGGTATATCCAGAACAAGGGTCTTGTTGAAAAATATGGTGAGGCAGCGTTTGTCTTTGCCCCACAGACAGGTGAGTTTGATGCAGCAAGTTATGCGTGGCTAGAAGGCGCTGACTTTATCAAGAACAAAGACCTAGAAAAGTATTACCTAGATGTAATGCTATCTCAGGATAAACAGGCTTACTTTGGTATTGCTAAAGAAGAAAATGAAGCGCTATCTCAAACAGTTAGCCCTTCTGCTCGTCGGGCAATTATTGATAACGCAACTGCACAGCGTCAGGCTATGAAGGCTGCTAACCCATTCCTTGAGTCTGCTATCACTGGCGGTGGTAATGAGATTGCCTCTGAGACAATTATGTTCCAGGGCATTGAGCAGATGCTCTCAGATTCAACAGTAAATATTCAGCCAGCAACAAGGTCTAAGATGCTAGTGATTGCATCACAGATTCGTGACTTTATTAATATTTCGTTGGACCCTAAAATCAGAGAGGCTAGAAACTTTGCTGATATTAAGCGTCAACGTAAAGCAGATATTGAAGCACTCATTGCACAGTTCATTGAGGGCGATTTAATTATTAAAGAAGCCAACCGAGCAGTATTTCAGACCATTCTGGATTACTATTCACGAGACACGTATAGGGTATAAAGTGGCACAAACAGTAAAGATACCTAAGCCTACGGCAGAACAAGACCTTGCTCTGTCTCGTGCTGGCGTTGGTAGTCATAAGTTAGTTTGGGATAAAACTGCACGTCAATGGATTGTCACAAAACTAGATAAAGTTGCTAGTGCTGATATTACTTATGATGATTGGAAACAAGGCACTAAATCTTATGAAGCAGCCACTGGTGCTGGAGAAAGTGCTACTCCAGAAATCAAATCTAAAACACGTGCATTAACTGACCCACTTGCTGATACTGTAGAAAAATATGGTTTGCAGGTAGTTACTGACCCACAGACAGGTAGAACAGAACTTAAAGGTTTTGAGATTGACCCTAAGACGGGCAAGCGTACAACTGTAGGCGTTCCGTTTTATCTTTACTTAGATAGTAAAAATCAGATTCAAATATCTTCTGATTATGATTCCGTTAAGTCAAAGGCTATTGCAGACCTTAAGGCTACTGGTCAACTAAATAATCTTTTCCAAGATTTATATAACAAAAAGTTAATTTCTAAGGCAACTTATAATTCTAGAAATATTGCTGCTGCAGATTTTAATGCAGCCTTGCTTGGCTCTATTGAACAGTATTCAAGAAACGTTATTGCCAATAGACAGTTTGGCGGTCCTACCGAAGCACCACCATTTTTAAGTTTTCTACAAGGTATTAGCGCTCCAGCAGGAGAGGAAAACCTACCCGAACGTAGATTTCAGGATATTAGTAGAACTGAACTTAATGCTTTTATTGACAACATTTATCTTGAAACTATTGGTCGCAAGCCAACAGAAGAACAACGTGCTTCTAAGTTAAAACAACTGGACAAGATTGTTAAAGCAGGTATCTTGACAACAACCAAGAAGGTTGGCGGAGAAATACAAACACGTCAGACTGGCGGATTTGATGAGCAAGAACAAGCACTAAGACTACAGAAACAACTTCAATCAGAAAACCCACTTGAATACGAACGCCGTCAAGCCTTTGAGTTTATGACTGAACTAGGCAAGATTATGTCGGGAGGAATGTAATGGCAGAACCTGGCATTTTGACAGCACAGCAGCAGGCTGCACAGGCAGCAGCAGCCGCAAAGAATGCGGCTAGTGCTAACCCTGAAGTTGCTGAGACTATCCAAATGATTCTTGCCCTTAAGGGTATTGATACCCAGTTAGAGGCTGCTTGGCAGGCTTGGCTCAAGGGCGATGTAGATGGAATGTACTCTGCTGTATTAAGGAGTAACTTCTATCGGAACAACAATGCTACTGCCCGTACACGTTTACAGGCTAAGCAATCACAGCCTGGTGTTTATGCAGATGGTCTTGATAAGTATAAGTTGGCTACCAGAAAGAGTCTTGTTAGCGCAGGACTTAAGATGGATGCAAAATTATTTGATGGACTTGCAGCCTCAGCCTATGACTCTGGTATGTCAGAAGACCAACTAAAAGAACTTATTGTTAATTCTAATTTAGTAACTGGTTATGGCGGAAAAGTTCTTGGTGATACTGCTGACTTAAAATCTTATGCTAACTCTTTTGGTGTGGGCAAGTATCTTGATGAAAAATACTGGGCACAGAAATCACAAGATTTATTTTTAGGCAGAACTACTACAGAAGATATTGAAGATGAAGTTCGCAATTTAGCAGCCAGTGCATTTCCTGGCTATGGAGACCAAATTAGGGCTGGCATATCTGTAGATTCTTTGGCATCAGCCTATAAGGGTGCTATTGCTTCTACATTAGAAATTGACCCAGACTCAGTTACATTTGAAGACCCACGTTTACGTGCTGCGCTGCAATATGTAGGACCAGATGGAAAACCAGCAGTAAAACCAATCTGGCAGTTTGAACGTGAACTACGTATGACTCCAGAGTGGGAGTTAACCAACAATGCAAGAAATACAGTAGACAATCTTACCTATAAGGCACTAAGTGATATGGGGCTAATTTAATGGCTAAGAAAAAAAACCCTGCTAAGGTAGCCGTAGAAAAATTTATTGAGTCTAGAAATCCTGTTCCAGTTCCTAGTTTTGACCCTGCTAGATTCCGTATGGGTGAAGAAAAAGACAGAATTATAACATCTACAGATACTGGAACATCTAGAGATTATGATGCTGAAGCAGCAGCCGCTGCTGAGGCAGCAGAAGCAGCCCTTAAAGAAGCAGATTATCTTGCACAACTAGCAAAAGAACAAACAGCAAGTGCAAAAATTCAAACAGACCTTGACGCTTCAGAGGCTGCTAAAAAGGCAGCAGAAGAAGCAGCCGCTAAAGGAAAAGCAGAAGCAGAGGCTGCTGCAGCAGCGGCTGCAAAAAAGGCTGAAGAAGACCGTCTTAAAGCAGAGGAGGCTGCTGCAAAAGCAGCAAAGGAAGCAGCAGATGCTGCTGCAAAAGCAGCCGCTGAAAAAGCGGCTTTAGAAGCCCAACTTAAAGCAGCAAAAGACCAGGCTGAAATAGATAGAATAAAAGCAGCAGCGGCTGCGGCAGAGGCTGCTGCAAGAGAAGCAGCGCTTAAGGCTCAGGCACAACAGGCTGCTGCTGATGCATTAAAAGCAGCGCAAGCAGCAGCAGCAAATATAAATGTTTCTGGTAATATTGCAACAACAGTTCCTGGACCTTATGGAACAACAATAGGTCCTGCTAGTGCAACAGATATTCTTGCTAAACAATATGCAGAACAACAAGCGCAGCGTGAAAAAGACCAGCAGATGCAGCGTGAGTCAATTATCAGCATTATGTCTGACAGACTTACACGGTATAACCTTACAGGACTTATTCCTACAATTAAGCGCCTTGCCCAAGAAGGCGCAACTGAAGCAACCATTACTATGGCTTTGCAAGAAACAGAAGATTATAAGCGCAGATTTAAGGCTAATGAAGACCGCATTAAGAAAGGTCTACAGGTTCTTACCCCTGCCGAATACTTAAATCTTGAAGACGGATATCGCCAAATTTTGCGGTCATATGGTCTTAATCAGTTTGATACTGATGATTATGTAAGCCAGTTTATTTCTAATGACGTATCTGCTGCTGAATTATCTAACCGCGTAGTTACTGCAGTACAGCGAGTACGCAATGCCGACCCAGCCGTTGCTGCTACTTTGAAGCAATACTATGGCATTGGCGATACCGACCTAGTTGCTTATGTTCTTGACCCTAATCAACAGTTCCCTAAGATTTCTACTCAAGTTGCAGCCGCTGAAATTGGTGCAGCAGCAGGTCTACAAGGACTTGCTCCAGGAGTTGCAGTGGCTGAACAGTTGGCTAGACAAGGTGTTACTCAGGCTGAAGCACAACGTGGTTATGCAACTATTGCAAACATTCTTCCTTCTGCTCAGAAACTATCTGAAATCTATGGCAGTACCCTTGAGGGTTACGGCTTAGGAGAAGCAGAGCAAGAAGTATTTAATTCACTTGCCTCAGCACAACGCAAGCGTCAACGCTTGATAGAGCGTGAAACTGCAGCATTTACTGGTAGCAGTGGTGCAGGTAGAACAACGCTAGGTACCCAAGTAGGCGGTACATTCTAGATTCCCGACGTGGACCAACCAGCCCCACGCGGTGTATAAGACTGGTAGCAAGAGCCAACCTGTTTACCCCTGAACAGAATTGTGGCTTGCGACTAACTAACGATAGAAAGGGTGGTTGCTATGAGCAACAACTACTGGGATGATGAAGAAGACGACCAAGATACACCAGACCATCAACTGTCTGGCGATGACTTAGTTAAGAAACTAAGAAAAGCCAAGCGTGCTGATGAGAAGCGTATTAAGGAACTTTCCGAACAACTTGAAGGATTCCTCAAGGAGAAGAAGGAAAAGACCGTCGCTGATGTCCTAGCAAAAAAGGGAGTAAACGCTAAGGCTGCAAGACTTATTTTGAAGGATGTGCAGGAAGCCACTGAGGAGTCTATTGACTCTTGGCTCCGTGATAACGGAGATTTAATCGGCTACAACCCACAGGTTCAGAATGAAGATACGCAGCAGAATCTTGCGACTTTACGTCAGCAAGACATTCTTACCCAAGGCGGTATTGCTCCAGACAAAGCCGTAGATTTAGAGCGACAACTAGAAAATGCCGACTCTATAGATGATTTAATGAATCTTCTACGCAATTCCTAATCCGTTCATAGTCACTTGGAGGTGACAACTCAATGGCTAATGCCTATACCGATACAGGTTCTACCTCTCTAGGTGGTTCCGTTGGTGGCGCAGGTCTAGTACAGAAGGCGTATGACCGTCTTCTAGAGTTTGCTCTCCGTTCAGAACCACTACTTCGTTCTGTCGCAGACAAGCGTCCTGCTCGCCAAGCATTCCCAGGTTCAACCGTTGTTCTACAACGCTACGTTGACCTTGACCCAAAGACCTCTACTCTATCTGAGACAACAGACCCAGATGCAGTAGCGCTCACAACCCCAACTTCCGTCACCATTACTCTTAATGAGTACGGTAACGCAGTTCTTGTAACCCGCGCTCTTGAGTTATTCTCACTCGCAGATGTAGACCCAGCGATTGCAAATAT